CTTTTTCTTTTGTAATATAAGTTCTAGCTGGTGAGAACTCAATCATATTACGCAGAACTAAATCAGTTAGCTGTTTAGCATAACGCTCAAATAACATAATCTTTGGAGTGTCTACGAGCGTAACTCTGTTGAGCATCTCCTCTGTTCCGCCTGTAGTAATAATACTTCCTGTATCTCTACCTGTGTATCTACCATCTACTCCTGAAACGTCCTGAATATCTTTAGCTAAATTCATCAGCTCCTTATCAAGAGTGTTAGATACAGTAGGGAACTGGTGGTAGTGTACAGCTTTAGAAGCATCTCCATTTACAATAAATGTTCTGTCTGCTTCATCTCCGTGTTTAGCAAACGCCTGAACATTAAGTCCTGACTGTGTGCTTACGAATTTAGGAGGTCTCTGGTTCTTATACTCCGCAGTAAGTGCTACAGAGTTAAGTGTGTTATAAGCTACAGAGTTTGCAAATATCTTTGCTGGCTCTGATGTACCTATAAGTCCTGCACTAGGTAGATTACAATACAGAATAGCAAATGGGAACTTACTTGGTCTAATGTCTTCCTTCTTATGCAGAAGATATTCATTATCTAAAATGTGGTACTCATTAATCTTACCGTCATCCTGCTTAACCCAGTAAATAAGTAGTGCGTGGTGATTTTCTCCTCCAGTTTTAACAGGTCCTGAAATGTACTCAGGTTTGCTAAAGGTTGTTGCTACGTCATCCTTACCTGCGTACTTATTAAACGCTTCCTTATATAGTGGGTGTGCTTTAAAGTAATACTTGTCATACACTTCAACAATAGCACACCACTTCGCAGAGTCTAAATCAGTTGCGTAAGGATCTCGTCTAAAGTTAATTGGGTCAATGTTCTTAAAGGCAACTTTACCTTTACGTTTACCCTCTTTAAAACTATCGTCCCAGCCTACCTGCGTAATCCCCATGTTGGTTAGTGCTGCACGCTCTCCTGCTAGGAACTGGTAATACCCAACGCTGTCTGTGTCCCAGATATGCTCAAGTGCTACGTTAATGTGCGTAATAGCTTCCTTATCTAGTTCAGATGTAAACGTCAACTCTGCACTCTTTGTTGTTGTGTAGAGTGAAGCTAGGATATTATTCTTAATGTAACTAACCCAGTTAGAGTCTGGAAGCACCTGAAAGTTAGGGAACCTTGCTTTAAGTGCTCTCCACATATCTCCGTTGTCCGTTGCGTCTAAAAGCTGAATCTTCTTAATAGCTCTGCTGTATAGAGGTGCACTTCGTTCCCAGTACCCTCTGCACTCTCTTACTACTTTGTTGTCAGCCTCACGCTCTTCACGCTTCTTATCTTCTGCTTTGCTCATGCTCATCTCCTAACATAATGTCGTTAATAGCTTCAATAAGTCCCTCAAACTCTGGCTTATCCTCATTGAGCTTATCGTTAGCTTCTTCTGTTTCAGGTGTAGTTTCATTTATAGATTCTAACGTACATATCTTCTGAGGTCGCATCTGTGCTTCCTCTGATGCCTTGGTCACTCTGTCTAATATGTGGCAAGTCCTAGCTAGGTGTAAACTAACAGTAGCTAACATAACAAGTCCTATCAGTAACCCCATAGCAATAATAATTAATAGAATAGTGTCTACATAAAACATAGTTCCTCCTTAATACCACTCCGTTATTTCAAACGGTGTTTCTTTTACAAGAGTATTATACTCTAAATCCTCGTCATCCGTAAGTGCGTAAAAAGCAACCTTATCTTCGTCACTTGCACTTGCGGTGTCTAACCTGTTTCCTGTTTTAGCATACACTCCATTTATTAAATTCTGGGGGTCGCTAGGTAACTCCATAGTAATCCACTCAAGTGCGTTAATGGCGTGGTTGTTTTTATCTATAGGTTTGTTAGTAAAACCAAACTCTGCCCCAGAGTCCTTTTGGAATCTGTATTTAGATAACTCCTCTCGTAAGTCTACGCAAGAGTTAAACATCTCCAGTCTACCCGACTCAATGTAAGTGTTAAGCCTAAACATTCTAGCCTCAACATTTACTGTTCCCGGCTGAAAAGCTATTCCGTAATCTAGGAAGTGGTCTGCTAAAGACTTCTTCTCATAATCTCTTTTAGGTCCAGACTTCGGGTCAATGATAGGTGGGATCCACATTCCTCCCATAGGAATGTCCCTACACTCGTGGTGGAAAAGCATAGCCAGTTCTTCTACGTTCTTGTCATTAATCCTTACCTCTTTGTAGATGACTGCTTTGTTGTGCTCCATATCTACAGCACAGAATAAGAAAACAGATGGGTCTACAAGTCCGTAGTCAAATGCTATAACTCTTTTCCACTGCGGTGGAATGTCATAATCATCTACAAAACACTTTGCGTAGTTTGGATATACAAGCCCCTCTGCGTAAAGAAAGCTCCCGTAAATAAATCTGTTAACCCACCATAACGGTTTGTTCTTTGTGTTCTGCTCTATGAAGTCAGACGGAAGAAACTCGTTAGCTGATGTCGCAGTTATGTGCGTAGAAATCATAGGGTCTCTCCTGGATTCTTCTATGTGAATCTCATCTAGAACATCCCCGTGCTTATATATCTCCTCGGAGTTTAAAAGCACCTCGTCTCTAATCCAGCCTGCGTCCGGGTTACTCTCAATAATCCCCTCAAGCCACTCCTGTTCAATTACAGGAATCTTCGCTCCGTTCTTGGCTTTTCTAAAGAGTAGTGCTCCGTCCTCATCCTTCTTCTGAAGCATAGCTGCCTTATTTCTAAGCCTGGTCTTTAGCTGCGTAAAGCTGGCTTGCTTAACTTCAGACGCCTCCAGAATTACAAACAAATCTACGTTATAAGAACGCAGTTTGTCAGGGTCGTCAAAAGGTCTAAACAGAAGTCTGTACCCGTTCTTAAACTCGTAATAGTTCTTCTGGGTGTGTACCTTTGCTATAAACGCTTTAGGTATGTCTGCTTCTATTTCCCTCTTAATTGTCTGTTCGTACTGCGAACTTACGTTAGCTCCAATAACTCCAGTCCCGTTAGGAGTTAAGAAAATGTGTTTATAAATCTCCTGTCTGGAGGTTAAAGTTTTACCACTACCGTCAATGTTGTTACCCTATAGGCTTTTTATCCTATAGCTCTACATATCCCTATATAGTTCAGCATATATTTTCTGTGTGTAATTCCCAGAAATAACCGCCAGCACTTTTACGTGCTCCTCGTACAGTTGCGGAAATACCAGTCCAGCCTATTCCTGTCTGTCGCTCTGCTTCTTTCATACTCCTAAACACAGCTAGTGTAGCACCTGTTTTCTTATCAACTTGTCTTACAGCTTTTTCTCCTTGTGTCTTCTGTAAGCCTAGCCTTCTAGCATGTCTAATATTTTCAGAAGCAGTTACCCATTCTAGGTTACTTATGTGGTTGTTCTTTTTATTTCCGTCCTTGTGGTTAATCTGAGGTTTGTTTTCAGGATTATCTAGGTGTGCTTCAGCAACAGCTCTGTGTATTTTTTTAGTAATAACTTTATCTTTATTACGTAGTTTACACACTTCATACCCGTCTGAATCTGTGGAATGGCTCATAATGTGTTCCTTATACCCATTCCCATTCCTAGGGGTACTTACTATTACTCCTTCTTCATTTACCTTATATAATCCTTCAAATCCTTTGACATCCTTAAACATAACTGTCTCCTTTTAGCTTTTGCCTTTTTATTTTAAGTGTAACAATTATGTTTTGTAGAGTCAAGCTACATAACAGTTCGGCACTCGTGGGTGGATTATATTCTCTAACTAGAGTTTCACCACCTATGCGTTACGGTGCTAACACTTGTTAAGGTGTTAGTTACCTCGGTATTAACTGTTCTAGTCTTCTACCGATTTTGCCGAATTTACCGAGGGCTACGGATTTTCTACCCTCCGAAGTTAGCTTTAAATCTATGCCCGTCCTCGTGGAACTCGAACTGGTGTGCCTGAGGCATATACGTATTTAGATACGTATTGCACTTTGGGTTACTGCACTCTTTCCAAAATTCAGACGGACCTTCGTTTAAGGCTAAAGTAGTTTGCCAAGGAGCTCCGCAGCGAGGACACCTCTGCATCCTCTCTGCTAATAAATCTATCTCCTCTAGTCCTAAATCTTCCTCTGCAAGGAAGTGGTCTATGTCTTTAAGCATCTTCTTCCTCTACAATCTCAAGCTGCTGCTTTGGAAATTCTATCTGTGAGTGCTTTACCTCATCCGGGAGCTTATCGTACTCTTCCTGAATGATCTCGTTCTCTGCTTTTAGGATAGCTTCCGCTGTGAGCTTCTCATTAAAGTCATCAGATGGTGGAAGTATGTTATCCAGAATCTGTGCGAAAGCGTAGTTGAGTCTGTCATAAACTCCAGCCTTTAGTGCAAAGACATCTTCTTTAGACATTTCCTTTGCTGCATCTTCAAACATGCTGTTAAGCTGACCCTGCATTGTTGAAAGCAGTATGGTCATGAAGTCCTCGAAGTTGATATCTCCTTTTACTGTTAGGTCTAGTGACTGCTCGTTTGCTTTAATTGTGATTTCCATAATTAATCCTCCTTATAATATGTAGACATTATAACATGCTTTTAAGGTGAGGGGGAGGACTTTTAGGTGGGAGGGGGTGTGGGATTTTTAAATTTCAAAAATTTGTGTGTTATTACTAGAAACACACAAACATAAAGGTAATTACATACATATATAAATATAACCTTATATATAGATTTTTAAACCCGACCCCCATGTCATACAGTCGCCGCCACATATTACGCAAGCTACATACGTGAGCTAGATTATATTCTATTTTTATTAGCCAGATAGGAGGTAAATATCATGGCAAACATTAAAAACTTCAAGCACGTTAATTCTAATGAGATGGCAAAGGAGGCACATATGACTAATAAGCCACAGACACAGCACGTTAACACTATGGAGAGCTTTTTCAAGCTCTATGGAGATATCAAAATAGATGTCTCAATGACAGAGCTACTAGAACAAGAAGCAGAGTTTCTAGCTCTGAAACTACAGTACAAAGCTGTAGAGTTCGTTAACACCAGTAAGGTTAGAGGTCTCAAGTTCAGACTTGAGGCTAAAGACCTCATAACAGATGAACACTACAATGAGGTAGTGTTCTTCACAAAATTACCAGAGGATGTGCGTAAGCACTTACCTCTGATGTTAAAGGGATTACTCGATCAGCTTCGAGTTAATTCCCTAGAGCAGTTATATCACGAAGGAAGTGATAAGACTGCAATAGCCCTACTAACCCATGAGGTTAGTAAGGAAGGTAAAGAATATGTTAAGGTAGACTTTACCAGACAGGCTAGGGCAGATGCTCTAATGGCTAGAGATAATGCACTAGCAAACAAGTAAGTTATTTCTAAAAGGTTACTACATTATATTAAAAGGAGATTAAAACAATGGAAAACAAAATAAGATTCATGCTAGATAGAAACATAACACTAGGTGAAAGAGAGCAATACGCTCTAGACGTGTACAAGGAGTTCAACAGGAAACCTTGGCAGCTAGTACAGGGTATTGATGACTATGAAGAGCGTCAATACGTACAGGAACTCATAGAAGCTCTACGAAAAGAGAGCTACTATAGGAGGATTCAGAGACAGGCTGCTAGTCTCCGTAAAAGAGACAAAATGCTCGGAACTAACATGGAAGCACCGCTCTGGAGGGAATACAACAAGCCTTATGATAAGTTAGCTGCAGAAAACAAAGCTAATGATAATCTAGGCAAGAGAACACCAGCTACTTATATGGTAGAAGGAGTTCTATATCACAGAGCTGACCTAGAAGCACTCTACGCAGACTTTAGGGATATATTACAGTCCTTAGATTGGGCTGGTGAAAAACAGCTCCGTAAGGTTCCAACAAAGAACCTGGCAGAGTGGGGTCATGCAGTACTTACTATCCTTGGTAATGAAGAGCTACTAAAGATCTACACAGAGGATATGCCTGAAACCAAAGGTGGTAACGCTAGGTATGGAGTTTGCCCTGATTGCGGGGAGTTATTACTACTAGATGAAGGCAGAGACAACTTCTGCCCTAACTGCGACAAGCTCGTACTAGAGAATCAGCTAATACCTGAATACTCCAGAAAAGCAGCTAGAAAAGCAGCAGAAACAGACCACTATGGTTACACTTCCTATAAAGGTGATTGGGTAGACCTAGGAGCTGATGTCTCCTATGAAAACCTATTCAGAGATAGACCTGATGAAGATACTGACTTCTGCCTAGATGGAGTAAACAGTATCCTAGATGAGTTAGGACTAGATAATGAGGACGTAGAGCTATAAGCTCTATGTTCCTCTAGTGTGTGTGTATTCAATAGAAGAAGATTGTATCGCTGTATCTCTATACACACACGAGATAGGTTAACGTCCCACCACCTCCCCTATGGGCTATAGCACCCGACAGATTAAGTACTAGGCACCCAGAGCCATACACACTCTAACTGACATATACTCACCCCTCGAACTCCCCGTGTGGGCTAAAGTAACTTTTATCGTAAACTCACTCACTGTGGCGTATGTTGTTATGTATCTCTAACTCACCGTAAATCTCTATGATGAGCTGTGAGTTTTAAAATATTAAAAATTGGTTGAGAGCTTCGTGCTCACAGGGGTACCCCCCCCCACACCCTTACTCATCAAAAAAAAAAACAAAATATTAATTGTGATATAGTTACTTCATCCCTAACTATATTTAAATTAACTATAATAAATGTAAAGGAGTAAACTATGTTTATTACTAAAACTATGAATGAGACTACTTCTCTTGAAGTTCCTAAT